CGGTCGCTTTTACCATCTTGGCGCCGGCCTGCGGATCCAGTTGCGGCATCCATTTTACGTAGACACGGAACAGCATCATGACGTCGGCGTGACCGAGATATCGGGCTATCCATGCCGGATTCTCCCCGCTGGAAAGCGCCCAGGTCGCGAACGTGTGGCGGAGGGTATATGGGTAGCGGTATCGGACTTGCGCCGCACCACAAGCCTTAGCGGAGGCTCTGGCGAGTCCGCGATCTTCGTGCCAGCCTTTCCCGGTAGTCGGGTTGATGAAAACGCGGCCGGTGGCTCCAGGATTCGCAAGGCTTTCAAGAGCTGACCGTGCGGCTGGTAGAAGATTGAGGCTTCGCTGGCCCGATTTCGTTTTCGGTGATTTCTCGCGACCCACACGCACAGCTCGCCGGATGTGAATACGACCGCCCGCAAGGTCCACGTCAGCCCATTCAAGCCCGATAACTTCACCCGACCTAAGTCCTGTCCACGCCCAGAAGCGCCAAAGTGGACCGAGTGCAGTTCCACCAAGGGCGGCGATTTCCTCGGGCCTGAACGGGTCAATGGCCGCTTTCGGTGCGGAAGCCCTGCGGATGCGAAAGCCAGCGAGCGGGTTGGATTCAAGCGTGCCATCTTCTATGGCCTGCCGGATGGTGCCGCGCAGCGGAATGAGCAAGTTGTCCAGGCGCTTTTTCGATAGCCTCGAATCAGTGATGAATGCGCGCACTGCGGCGCGTGTAAGTCCTGACAGCGGCTTGCTGGCGCCGAGTGCCTTGGCCACGGCCGCGTGCTGCGGAAATTCGCGCTATCTACATCGCCCTGCCGAAGGCCTTGGCCGATCAGCGGGGAGACTGCGCGGGATGCACTCCGGACCGTGGGACGGCCGGCGATATCCGTTGTGCGCTTTAGCGTGCCTTTGGATGGCAGGCGCGCGACCAGATTAAAAGTCGCGCAGGCCGGATCGCCTTGACGATCAGACAACGGGCGACGCTGCATAGCGATTCCTCCAGCCATTAGCCTGCTTGCCAACGCTGGCGGTGAGTACGATGGCGCTGGCATATTGCCCGCGCGAGATATAGCGATTGTCCTGGCAGAGTCTGAAGATCACTTCGAGTTCACCCAGGCGCTCGAGCAGGATTTCCAGATGCGGCCGTTTGTCCTTGGCGATGTTGGCACTACGCACCAGCGTTACCAGCTTGCTGCACAGCTCGAACATTCGAGTGCCGATGAATGGTTTCACCGATCGCGGCATATCTCGCACATAGCCGGTGGCCACGTTCAGCAGGTCATAAGCGACCTTGTAGATAGGAAGAGTTGTATGTAATGCCACGGCTATTTCTCCGCCAGCAGCGCGTACACCGTCGATTGATGTACGCCGAATTCCCTGGCTAGAGCGCAGCTGCTATTGCGGCGATCATAGGGACGGTAGCGCTGCCGAATTGCCGCTACCTGATCTGCGGTTAATTTTGCGGCCGCATGTCCATGTCCGCGAGTCGCCTTTCGTCCACGACCCTTGGCATTCATGTCGTCCATATTGTCCTGTCGAGTGCCAGTCACCAGGTGCGCTCCATCGATGCATGGACGGACATCGCAGGTGTGCATGACGCACTTCCCGGGCGGCACCGGACCGTAGTGCAGTTCGAACGCCACGACGTGCACTTGACGCGTGCGGCCATTAGCCCACACGCTCCCATAACCGGTGCGCTTGTTGATGCTGCCAGTCCAAATCCGGCACGTGCCTTCCTGTCTGGTTCGCGCTAGCAGCGCATCTATGCTGATCATGAAATTACTGAATGGTCGAATTAGTGAATTGGAATCCTGCGGACGACGCGAGCGCGGATCTGATTGTCCTTGGTCCAGTAGTCCTGGTAGCCGTCGTCGAAGTACTGGAACCAGGCGTAGTCGCTGTTGGACGCGTGCGCTTCGCAAGACCAGTAGGCCTCTTCCTTGAACAGCTCCGGCACGTTGGCGAATAGAAGCGCCTGTTCCCTGCGCCGTGGCAGCACTAAGTCGCCAAACCCCTCGACTAGGAGGTCCTTGGCCCACTGCATCGCCGGATCCCACTTGAGCGTGCCGTCGTGTTCTGGGCCCACGATCAGGTAGTAGTCCGGCCTGCCATCAAAGCCACCGCGTGCGACTCCGGCATAGATGCCGCCCTGGCCGAACCAGATCGTGCCTATACGCGGCGGCACGAACGATGCGGATATCAGTCGCGCCTCGATGCCGTTGAATCGCTCGAGGACCAGGCGCGAGACTTCGGTGTCGTCAACGCTGAAGGTCAGGCCATTGCGTGTCAGCTGCATGGGCGTCTCCCGTCGAGAAAATTATTGAAGGATCAAATGGCTAATCTGCGGACGACGCGAGCGCGGATGTGAAGGCCCTTGTTCCAGTCGTACTGGCTGCCGTTGAGGAAGAACTGGAGCCAGGCGTGGCTGCTGAGGGACGCGTGCTGGCTGGAGGTCCAGTACGCTTCGGCCGCGTAGGCTTCGGCACCGCCGGCGCGGAACAGCTCGTTGGTGGTCTGCTCGGGCGATGCGACCGTGTAGGGATAGGTTGGCGGCACGGCGCTGACGTTGATCCCCGATCGATTCCACAGCGAGTTGTCCTCAGTCGTGGGCTTGAACGCGCGATAGCAGATCTCCTGTTCATCCAGCGACGGGATATAGAAATCGCTGTGACCGTCGATGGTGAGCGCCAGCGCTTTCTTCGCGAGCACGCTGCCGGCGTCGGCCATGGCCTGCGTGTTGGCGAGCCCGTCGAAGAGGCTCAGCGCGCCGTCGACGGACTTAGTCGAGCGGTTCCACTGTCCAGTGATCTCGCCAAGCGCCTTGGGCGCAACGATCAGCGCGAAGTGGCAGCCGGCAATGTTGATGCGCCCGGCGTAGAAGCCGCCTTCGAGCGGCGAGGACGGGACGGGTAAGGCGATGGCATTCATGGAATTTCCTTCTCAAAAAAACATGTGATTAGCGAGCAGCCATTCAAGCCGCGGACTCTTCCGCGACCGGCACTTCCCGAACGTGACCGTCCTCGATGATGATGGCGTCCGACGAGGTCGGCCTGACCGTCTCGACCCAGACCTGGTGGCCGTTCGCCGCGGCCATTTCTGCCAGCAGCCGCATGCTGTTGTCGTCCAGCAGCGAGCCGTCCCGCACGCGAATGACTTTGAGCTTGGGATTCATCTGCATGGCGATCGCGACCGACGCGCGGAGCTGCTCGGCGTCCGAGCCCTGCTCGAACGGCACGCCGTTCAAGGTCACGAAGCCATCGCCGAAGCCGAGTCCGTCCACCGGCATCTGCGCCGCTGCAATCGCGGCCTGTTTGTCGGTCTCGCGCTTCTCGATAGCCGCGGTCAGCGCATCGGCGCGCGCCTTGGCGTCGTCTGCTACCTTGAGCAGTGACGTGCGCTTGCGGGTGTCTTCGGCCGCCCGGGCGATTACTCGATTGTTGGTTTGCGCGACGGCGAGCTGCGTGCGCAGCGCCGTGGCGTCTCGACGCTCTTGCGTCGGATCCATGTGATCGATCTCGCTCTCGAGATCGGCGGCTTCCTTGAGCCTGAGCGAGGCCAGCCGATCCTGCTCATCAGCTTGTTCGCGCAGATCGGAGGCGCGATTGCGGTGCTCGACGCCACGATCTTTCAGGGCATTGGCATTGTGCTGCAGCGTGGAACGGCGTTCGACCTGGCGATCGATGCTGGCATTGTGCTCGCCGGCGTTGGCGATCTGATCGACCAGCTCAGCCTCGTCCTGCTCATCAGGCAGATTGGCCGGAATGACGATCGCCTCGCCGGCAGCTTTAGCCTCCTTGGCGCGCCGGTTCTCTTCCGTGCGCTTATCGAAGTCGGCCTTGTTCTGCGTTGCGATCGCCGCAAAGTCCATGCCGGGCACGAACTGGCGCAGCATGTTGAACTGCTCGGCCGGCTTCATCTTCGAGAAGCCCAGCGGATCGAAGGTAAGGCCGGACAGGAGAGAGTCGAGGACGGTCTGTCCGTACTTGCCGCCATCCGGACGCTCGACGATCAGGCTTGTCGTGTGCTTGCCGTGCTCCTGGCGCTTGAACTTGCGCGTGACCTTGAACTCGCCCAGGTCGAGCTTGATGGTCGCGGAGTCGGCACCGCGGCGGATCGGTTCGGCCTGGACGTTGGCGGTGCCAGCGAGCGCCCAGAATATGCAATCGAGAATGCTGCTTTTGCCGGCGCCATTTTCACCGCTAATCTCGACTATATCTCCGGTCGGCGTAATCTCTACGGCCGAGATACGCTTCACGTTTTGTGCAATAAGAGAAATGATCCTCATGGGCTTATCCTCTGATTCGGCTTCGGTCCTGGTCGGCGCAAACCGCGAGCCCGGCGCGCTGTCTTCTTCCAGGCGTTGTCATAGTCGCGACGGCACTTCAGGCAGCGGCGGCGCCCCGTCGATGTTTCGTAGACATTTGCTGCATCCAAGAGATGCCCGTATTTGCAATTGGTACGAGGGATCCTTTTCATGCCGTTGAAGTGCAGGCGCGCGTGCTCGCTTTGACTCGGCAGTACGCTCAGATTCATCGGGTCGTTGTTGCTTTTGATCTCATCGCGGTGATGAACAATCTCGCCAGGCCGCAACGGCCGCCCAATCTTTTGCTCAGCGACGACCCGATGTTCATGGCGCCCGTTGCGCTTTACGTAGTTCCCTGGCTTGCCCGTATGGCGGCGCGCATCTGCCCGCTTAGTTCGTGCCTCCGGCGTGGCGGCAGCTGCGCGCACCTTATCGGCGTGAGCCTTGAAAGCGCACCCATGCGAGCAGAACTTACGGCGCCATCGTTCCTTTGCCGGAACATCGACAGTGCGCTCGCACTGCGGGCAAGTTAGAGACTCCATTCGCATCGATCAGCCCTTCGGCTCGAGCGCTGCCTTCCGGTCGTTGTAGGCAGCCTCAACGCCAATCGGCAGGCTGCGCGATGAGTTGGTGAAGTCGTTGCGTACCGCCTTCCAGACGCCTTCCAGAATATCGAGCGTCGTCGCTTTCCTGATCTGCTCGATTGCGGCCTTTTCGTCGTAGTGAGGAATGCTTGCGCCGGAGTTGCTGTCAGCAGATCCGCCCTCTGTCTCGGTCGCGCCATCGGGCGGCGCCATAAAGGTGCCGTCAATCGCCTGTTGCAGATCGATTGGAGCAGCACCGCTCTCAGCGACCTGCTCGAATTCCTGAGCCATGGATAACTCGATGCTGCTCGGCATGTACTTGAGCACCTGCAGCAGCGGGATCTTCCGGGAATACATTTCCTGATGCTGAAAGCTGTAGTGGTCGCCGCCCACTTTGTTGAAGCGGTCCCGGTGTCGGATGATCTTGGCGACCGGCCATACCTCGATGACTGGAAATTCGGCGCCGCGTACACGGCCGACCGAGTAGGCGTGCGTCATTTTCTTGTAGTCGTCCTCGCCGCACGGCTTGTGGTGGATATTCGGGTTGCTGCCGTAATCGAAGTCGAATTCATCGCCGTCGAAGACAGCGCCAGTCCAGACTGAGGCGCGCCCGGAGCGCTGCGCCAGGTCGACCAACCCCTTCCAGCCAGGCACGAACGTGCATTTGCCCTTGTATGGGATCAGGTAGCCTTGACCCATGATCCCGGGCTCCAGTCCCAGCTGCGATGCGATGATCACGCTCGCGAACACCGTGCGCGGGTCGCAATCGCCCAGCTTGGGATTTTTGTTGAATTCGGACAAAGCGATGCGCGCCATGCGGTCGGCATTCAGGTGCTTCGGTAAGGCGAGCGCGACCTGTTTCTTTAATTGATCCAGCATCGCCGGGAAGACGCGGGGGCCTTCCTGCTTTTGGGCTGCGGTTTTCAGTGCGTTGACGCTCATGGATATAGAACTCCTGTGTATGGTTTATGAAAGCCGGAAGACGCGGCTTTGCGAAATCTTGGTGAAGCGCTCCGCGAGTGCAGGCTCCGCGGCTCGCAGTGCGGTGACGTCGATCCTTGAGGCGTTCTGCGCCTTCCACGAACACGCCTTCTTGCCGCCGATGGTGAGCACCGAGGCATCGGCCATCGCGGATTTGATCGTGAACTCGGCCGTGTCTTTCTGGCCTTCGAGATCCTTGATCTGCGCCTTCACGGATCGCAGATTGTTGATGGCATCGATCACGGATATATCGGTGACTTCAAGGATCGCGCCGGTGTCCTGGCCGAACATGCGCTCCACATCCGTGAGACGAATCAGCGGCGGCGGCGTCATCGTGACCACGTAGTTCCAGAATTCGACCTCGCGGGCGCGCATGGCCGCGATGACTTCATCGTCACGCTCGACCCGATACGTGCGCAGATCATCCGCGCCGATCAGCACGCCAAAGATGCACACGCGGCGCTTCGTGACCATGAGTCCATGCATCGCCTGGGCGGTGTAGACCGGTGGGATCTCGTCGGTGTCTTCCTCGCCCCACTTCTTCGCAAGAAACGGGTGCACGGTCTTGATTTCCACGTTCTCGCCGGCGTCCGTCTCGGCATCGATCTCGCAGGCCATGAAGTCGTGCTCTGAATCGATATAGCGCTGGTTGCGCGTGGCGACGGTGAACCCGGTTTCCTCGCGCATCATGTCGAGCACGACCGGCTCGAGACGCTTGCCGCGCGTGAAGAATTTCTGTCGTTTCGGATCCGGCGGCGCCGGCGGCGTGGTCTTATCGAGCCAGCATTCATAGGGAGTACGCCAGGGCGAGAGCCCGAGAATGGCACCCGCGTCCGATCCTCCCAAATATTTCTGCCGTTGCTTGCGGTAGTCGATGTCATCTAGCACGGCAGCATTCATCGGCCGAAGATTGTTCACGTACTTCAGCGCGGTGCCGTGAGGCATGCGTCCAGCAAGCGGGTCGCCATGGCGCTTCCATCTGGCATAGTGAGAAATACATAAGCCGCGGGCGTACATGTCATTAGAACAATCCAAAACGCTGCACTTATGGTTCACGCGGCCTCCGTGTGTGGCTCGTCGACTAAGCGGAAAGCCACCGGATTGAAAGCACGATGAGCGCCGTCACCGCTGCTGCCACGAGCGGCACACGCAGGCTCAGCGGCCGGCGGTAGCGCAGGTGCTTGCAGTCTCTGAAGCTCGGACCGATCACGCTCCCGGCACTCGGCGAGGCAATCAATGGCCCCGGACAGATACGCCTGGACGAGATGCGAGGGATCGGCGCCGCCGAAGTTGCGGGCCGCATAGGAATGCGCTTTGCCGATCCAATCAGTGGCCATGAGAACTCCTCCGCATCGTTGAATGAGTCGGCCGGGCGCGCCGCGGTCGTCAGCGCGTACTCGGGGTCGCCAGACAGGCTATCGGGAATGAGATTCACGACACGCGCTCGCAACGCAAAGCTGTGCCGAAGCAGCGCGGACATACGGCGGTGACGGACTGCCTGGGTCGCACTTCGCCGGCGGACAATTCAATCGACGTGCTGTCGGTCCAGCTGGGCTCCGGTCCGCGCCAACTGCAGGCGTCGCAACGGAAGATGGGTTTGCGCGGCGCGATGGCGGCCAGCAGCGGCCGAAAGATCGGGTGGATGTGGGCGTTGCTCACGCGGCACCGTGGCGCTGCGCAGCCGTGATGGAGCCGACAATCTCCGAGAGCGGCCGCTCGTGATCAGCCGCAGCGCGCTCGTGAATCGCGACGTGCTCGGTCCGGTGAGTCGCGCATTCCGAGATCCATGACCTGTCGTCGTAGGTGCAGCCGCAGGGCAGTTTGAAGACGCGGTTCATGCGGCCGCCCGCAGATCGGCGCCCTCACGCAGAACCGCTTGGGTCTTGCGGCAGGCGCTGAAGTAGGCCGCGAACGCCTGACGGCGCCGGGTCAGCTGGCGGCGGGTGCAGTCCTTTTCACGGACATACAACACCGGATGTGCGCCGGCGACCTGCATGGCGGCCAGTGCTGAGCGTAGGCGCCGGATGAGGGCTTGCTGGGCGGTGGACCGGGTCGACATGGCTTGTTCCCCTGTGTTCAGAGGAGAATAACCCCAAATTTGGGATTACGCAACCCATATCTGGGATTACAAGAAAGGAGCCCTAAAAAGGCCCTATTTACGACCTACGAACGTTGCGGGGACTGGAGTAGTCGCAGTAGTTTCTTCGCGCCCACATTCGGCACACTGACACGGAAGAAGCCGAGTTCCATATCCATGCCGAGCGCTGGAAAATCGATGTAGATGCCGCCATGGGGAGCGGCTAAGTGTGGGTTGAATAATCCCAAATTTGGGGTTATCTTCCTCGGCCATGGAAGAATCGCTGCTCGATTTCGTCATTAGACGGCTGAAGGAAACAAGCGGCTCCTGGCCTACGGTTTCGTCAGGCTCTGGCGTGCCGCGCAGCACTATCGAGCGGATCGCCAATGGCGACACACCGAATCCCGGCGTACAGCAAGTTGAAAAGCTTGCGCGATATTTCCGGGGACCGACATCCCCGCCAACGCGCCGCGCTTCCAGATCCGCGTCAGCGGCCTAACGATGCGCCTCTTCGATATGGGGGCAGTCCGCGCATCGGCACGACTTAATCTGCCAGATTCTGTCAAGGGCGCGCCGTGAGCATCCCGCTCAAGGATTTCAGCGTCGGCCTGTCCGACTCCATCCATGCCGCGCTGGAAGCGGAAAGTCTCGCGTTCGATAAGACCATGCAGGTCATCGCGCGGGAAATCCTGCAGGAATGGGCGGATCGCAAGCATCACGCCTACACGGTATATGCGCGTCGTGTGCTCTCCAATGGAATGCAGACCGAGTTGCCCGGTTTGGAGACTGGAAATGCCGGAACGCAACGGAAGGCGCCGAGACGATGACCACCGCCGCCTCCCGCCTGCGGCGCGTCCTAACGTGCAAAACGCGAGCCCTGACACGCGCCGGCCGCAAACACAAGGCGCTGGCTGAAGCCCGATCCGCCGGCACCACGGAGCAACCAGATGAGCCACGACGCAGAAATATTTTCTTTACTTCGAGCGATCCGTTTCGACCAACTTAACTTGATCAAGGAAATACGCAACATGAATGCCACCGTCAGCACTTCCATCCAACAGGCCGTCGACGAGATGACCGCAGCCGTCACGGCCGAGACCACCCTCGATGCCTCGGTCGATACCTTCATTGCCAGCGTGCCCAGCCTGATTGCAGCCGCTGTCGCCCAGGCCGCGGCCAATGGCGCCACGCCTGCGCAGCTCGCCGCTTTCGACACGCTGTCGCAGACCATGACGGCCAATGCCGGTGCGTTGAGCGCCGCTTTGACTGCCAACACGCCTGCCGCGCCGCCAGCCTCCGGCAACTAACCCCGGAGTCGAGTGTGGTCGACAGGGGATTCGCCGCCACCGTGCGGTGTCGTTTCGCATTGCTCGCGCGGGCGGGCGTGCTCTCGATCTGCGTCGCACAGGCGCAGGGCAGCTGGCTGTTCTCCTTCCCTAGAGCTGGCTGTCCATTCAACGGCGCTGCCCGCGGGCGCCGTCTCTTTTTGGGGGCAACATGAGCGGCACACCACGCACCGACGCCGATATCGCCATCGATTTGCTCTGGCATCGCATGGTTTCTGCTCAAAGTCATGACCTAAAGCTGCATTTGGGGCGGAAATTCACCTCAGCCATACGCGCGAGGAACGAAAACCGCACTTCTGACGAGATTCGCGAACTCGAGACCGCAAAGGGTCTTGGCTGATGCGCCAGTACGGCATCGTATCGCCGATGTTCTGGACCGGGTCCAGTGGCAAGAAGTTGCGGGAAAACCACGAGGCCCAGGTGCTCGCTTTGTACCTGATGACCGGCCCTCACGCTCATCAGACAGGCATGTACTACCTGCCTCTGATGTACCTGTCCCATGAGACCGGGATCGCTCAGAAAGGGGCTACTAAGGCCCTTCAGACGCTGCAAGCCGATAACTTCAGCGTGTACGACGTGCAATGCGAATGGATCTGGGTCCGTGAAATGGCCGCGTGGCAAATTGGCCGGCTGTTGACTGAAAACGACAAGCGCGCCAAGGGCGTTCAACAGTACTTGGCGAGCGTTCCAGAAAGGCCCTTCAAAGGGGCATTTATTGAGCGCTATAAGCTCGATTTTCACCTTAAATCGGCCGCGATGACGGCTGACGAGCAGGGAAACGGAGGGGCATCAAAGGGTGAAATAAGCCCCTTACAAGGTACTTCCTCTTATCAGAACAGATCAGATCAGGATCAGGAACAGGGGGCTTCCCGAGAACCGAGAGATCCGAAACCACCGAAGGCATCGAAACGAGTACCAGCGGATTTCGTGTTCCCACCAGCAGTCGTGGCATCGTTGCTCGCAGAACTCCCAGCCGACTTCGCGTTCGACCTAGAGGAAGCCAAGTGGCGAGACCACACCTACAAAACCGCGCGTAGCGACTGGACTGCTACCGGCAAGAACTGGATGCGCACCGCCCGCGACCGCGGTGACTATGCGCGCAAGCGGCGCGTCAACGGCCACACCCCAAACGTTGTCGAGCAACCGGACGCGCCAGCGGTCCTTCCCGACGGCCGCGAGAACCCAGTCGTGTACGCGAACGGCGTGTACGTGCGGGAATTCATTGTCGTCGACGGCAAGGTCGGTAAAAACATCAACGCGGTGCAACTGCAATGAGCGACGTCGGCGAAATCACGGCGAGGCTACAAGGCGTCAAATCCAGCGGTCAGGATCGGTGGATCGCTCGCTGTCCGGCACATGAGGACCGTAGTCCATCACTCGCCGTTCGGGCGCTGCCTGATGGTCGCGTGCTCATGCACTGCTTCGCCGGTTGTGACACGGAAGCAATTCTCGGTGCGATAGGACTTAAGTTCACCGATCTTTTCGCAGAGCCGCTGGCGCATCACTTCGCACCGACGCGCGCGCCCTTCAGTGCTCGCGAGGCGTTGGAGTGCCTCACCGGCGAGAGCGCGATCGTGTTGATCGTTGGCAGCGATATTGCCGACGGCAAGGGATGCACGCCGAAGGATGCAGACCGCTTAGCACTCGCGTTGGGACGCATTACGGCTGCGATGGAGGTGGTCCATGGATTCTAGCGCCATTGCAAAAATAGACAGCTACCGGGCTCGCCGCATTGGCGAGATGCTGGTGACGCAAACCGCTCCGGAATTCGATGTGGAACCGGAGAATGTTTTGATCGATATCACGCCGCTCGACGGCAAGGAGCTGCTAGCGAAGTTCCGTGCGCGCGCGGCAAAGTTTGGAACCACGCCGTTTGATCCCGCCGGCGATCTGATGCGGCTGTACCCGGGCGGCGTCACGATCTGGTCGGGATTTCCGGGCGCCGGAAAAACGACACTGCTGCGGCAACTGGTCTGCCACATCTTGCATCGTGGCAGTTCCGTGTTCCTAGCCTCGCTCGAGGAAGATCCGACCGATGTGCTGGTAAGGCTCGCCGCTACGGCGTCAGGTTCGCCGGAGCCCACAGCACATCAGATGCAATGGTTCATTGATGCCTATGCGAAGCGCTTCCGGTTGTGGGGCGTCATTGGGATCGCTCGGCATATCAAAATTCTCGCGGTGATCAGAAAACTGGCGGAGGAGGGCATACGTCACGCCGTGATTGATTCGCTCATGTGCCTGGATGTGGCGAACGATGATTTCGAATCTCAGCGACGCTTTGCCAATCTGCTGGCTGCTACGGCGCGCGCGGCCAACGTGCACATTCACCTGGTGGCGCATCCGCGCAAGCTGATCAGTTCCACGCAAGAGCCGGATCTTAACGACGTCGCGGGTGCGCGCGAGCTGGGAGGGATGGCTGACAACGTGGTGTTTGTCCGGCGCGGTGATGACAAAGATTACGGGCAGAACGCGCAGACGACTCCGATGGTCATTGCGGTCAAAAAGCAGCGGCATCACACCGGATACCTGGGGAACGTGGGCGGCTGGTATCAGCGTGATTTGAAGCAATTCAGTCGCGATCAATTTCCGCGCGGACCGACGCGCTATCTGCCGGACGATGCGTTCGAGCAATGCTCGAGGCCTCTGCTGTGAACGCCGTTCGTCGCGACGCCGACGCCGTTATCGACTTCGAACTCTTCGCCACGCGCCCGTTTCATTTGCGCAGCGTGCTGATCGGCAAGCGCTTCGGCGAGGAGCGGCGCGAAGCCATCCGCGACATGTTCCTCCGCTACGGCCTGGTCGATGTGTGCGCCAATCATCAGGACTTTCCGACGGCCAAATGGTCCGCGCTGTTCGCGCATTTCTACGGCGTACCGCTTCAGGAGCCCGCGTGAAACCCACCACTGCGCACCGCGGCCTGGCCGTCACGCTGATCGCGCTTGCGCTCGTGAACGTCCTGCTGGTACTCGCGCTCGTCAGTTCCACGCGTAACAACATCCGGTTGCTCGCATCCGTGAACGGATTGCTGGCAGCCGATGCGCGGCTCAAGACTGCAGCGGACAAACTGGAAACCGCCGATGCCGTGCTGAACACGGATTATCAGTCGCTGGCCACGGAGTGCGCGCAGGAACTCAGCGAGCACGGCGCACTGAGCACGGCGCAGGCCATATCGGGGAGCGGGCAGTGACCGCGCTGATCGCTTCACTGCAGGCCGAGCGCAACACGCTGGCGCATGACGAGTACGTGCCTGGTGCCGCGTATCCGCTGTGGGTGCGGCTACAGCTGAAAATTCTCGACTGGCTCTGCCGCTTCAAAACTTACGACGGGAGGATCGCATGATCATGATGACCAGGCACCAACAACTCACGGCCCTGCAGGTGCAGGAAGAGCGCACGGCGGGACAGCTGCTATCGATTATCGCGCACGAGCAATCGCCGAGCGAACGCTCCCGCAAACTATCGCTCGCCTTCTGGCATGCCGGCCGCGCCAGCGCCCTCGAGGACCAGGCGACAGCCGAGGACGAGCAAGCCCGAGGAACACCGCGCGGCAGTTCGCGCAGCTAACCATTTCACTTCAACTCACAACGGGGAAGTCCAATGGCCAAGGCAAAGAACGGG